TAGGAGGTGGGGCGATGGCTTTTGATGGATCGATTGAAGCGATTATCGGCGCGGATTTAACCGGGTATGAAAAAGCAATGAGCGACGTCGTAAGTTCGACGCGTAAAGCATTTCAAAACGCGGCGCAAGAGGCGTCAAAAAGCGCTAATCAGATGATTCGTGAAGTCGGTGAATTGATGAACCGGCTCGCAAACAGTAACCAGAATATCGGATCCAAGATCGGCCAAGGCTTGACCGGTGGATTTAAAATCGCCCTCGGAGAGCTACAGCGTATCTCTTCTAACATTGGCGCAAAATTACCGGACCCCATACGAAAAGCATTTACTCGCGTTTCGGCTGATATTAAATCAGTTTTCGGAACGATGAAAAACGACGTTGCTTCTCTCGGGTCCAGCATTAACTCGAAGATCAAAAAAGCATTTGATTTTGATATTTCAAGCGCGATTAAATCGCCAAAGAGCGCGTTCGCTGAAATGGCGAACAGTATCGATTCAATGGCACAACGGATCAGCTCCAAAGTCCATAGTCTAGGCTCAGTCTTTACTAATTCGGCAAACAATATGTCCGGATCATATAAGACATCTTTTGGGGCTATTGGTGACTCTATGGCCCGGCTCGAAGCTCGTATTCAGTCCGTGGCTGGGAATATTACGAGTGCTCTTGGCCAAAAGGTGCTGAACCCGATCAACTCTTCGTGGTCTAGTATGTTTACTAACTTAACGAGCAAGGCTAACAGTTTCGCGGATCGGGTGCGAAATTCCTTCGGTGGACGGGTGCTTTCGTCCGTAAGTAGCCTAGCTAGCAACGTAAGCGGGAAGCTCGGGAACGCGTTCCAGACGGCCGGACAGAAGGCAGTCGGAGCGCTAACAAGTATCGTGAGCCATACAGACAGAGCGACGAGTGCGTCAACGAACTTGCTAAAACAGGTTTTAGGCGTGGCTGCTGCTTATAAACTTTTTGATCTTGGTAAACGATTTATAAAGGGCACGATTGCAACGGCAGCGGAATTTGAAGCCAAAATGAGCAACATCAAGGCCGTTACTGGTGCGAGTGCAGAAACAATGGCTCAATTTGATAAAGCCGCGACAAAAGCCGGGGCTGATACAGCTTTCAGCGCTAGTGAAGCAGCCGACGCAATCGGTGAGCTTGCAAAAGCCGGGGTATCGACAGAAGATATTCTAAACGGTGGTCTTACCGCGTCCCTTAACTTGGCCACGGCTGGGGAATTGGACTTGAAAGAGGCTGCTGAAATCACGTCGACAGCCTTAAACGCCTTCCGTCGGGACGGTATGACGGCCACACAAGCGGCAAACCAACTCGCAGGAGCTGCTAACGCGTCAGCGACAGACGTCCACGAGCTGAAATATGGTCTTTCCATGGTCGCTCCGGTAGCGTCTGGGCTTGGCTTATCATTCCGCGATACTACAAACGCCCTCGCAGTATTCGCTCAAAACGGACTCAAGGGATCAGACGCCGGAACATCATTAAAAACTATGCTTATGAATCTGCAACCGCAGACTAAGGCACAAACGAACATGATGAAAGAACTCGGTATCATTACAGCCGATGGCTCGAACCAGTTCTTTACGGCTGAAGGTAAAATCAAGTCATTCGCTGAAATTTCGCAAGTCTTGAAAGAACACTTGAGCGGATTGACTGACGCTGAAAAACAAATGGCCTTGAAGACTATGTTCGGTACCGACGCAGTACGTGCTGCTACTATCGCGATGAATGAGGGAGCAGATGGCGCAAACAATATGCAAGCCGCTATCGATAAAGTGACAGTCGCAGAAGTCGCAGCCGAAAAGATGAATAACTTAAAAGGAGCGGTTGAGATTCTTCGAGGGTCTTTTGAGACTTTTCAAAAAACACTCGGAACGGCTGTTTTGCCCGTTTTAACTACTTTCGTGCAATGGGTTGATAAATTAATTGATAGAATAAATAATTCACAAGGTTTCCAAAAATTCCTTGACGCTTTAAACTCTTTGAATCCAGCCCTTAATCAGCTTTTGAACGGTACGAAAATGACCGACGAACAAGCGAACAAGTTTAAAGGAACTATGCAAGCCCTTAAACCGGCCGTGACGGCCCTTGTAGGCGTGTTTGCCTTCGGTCCTGCAACTAAAGGGTTGGCCAAAATGACAGGCCTATTAGGAAATCTAGGCACAAAAGCTTTAACTACAGGTTCTACGTTAGGTAATGCTTTTGAGGCAAGCGCAAATAAATTATTGAAATTCAACAAAGCCGGCGAAGCAACAGCGACAGGTTTTCGAAAAATGGCCGGTCAAGGTCTTTCTGCTATGTCTATGATGACAAATGGCATTACTTCGGTAATGAGTATTGTTTTGGCAGCTATCGGTCCAGCCGCTATTCTTGGTCTTGTCCTCGCTGGTCTTGGTCTGATTAACCAACAATTTGGGAAACAGATCGATCAGTTAATTACCACAGTAACGACTAAAGGGCCGTTAATTATTCAAAACCTTGTAAATAGCATTACTAGTCAATTACCAAGTTTGATCGCTTCGGGTGCTAATCTTGTGGCCAAACTCGCGCAAGGATTCGCGACAATGTTCCCGGTGATCGTTGACGCTGGGATTCAGTTGATCGCAAGCCTCGTTCAAGGTGTGGGCCAAAATGCAAGTTCTTTGATCTCGTCCGCGATAACTATTATTGGGACCTTGGTCGATAGCTTACTGTCAGCATTGCCACAGTTGCTCTCTATCGGTATGCAGTTGCTTCTTAGCATTACACAAGGGATCTTGCAAAACTTACCGCAGAATATCTCGACAGCACAACAGATTGTGACTAACTTCGTAACGAATTTACAATCACACTTCCCACAAATATTACAACAAGGTATTCAAATCTTGATGAATATCGTAAATGGTATCGTTCAATCCTTACCAGCGATCATTCAGATGGGGACACAAGTCATTATCGGCTTTTTGCAAACGATCTTGTCAAACTTACCAACGATCTTGCAAGGTGGTATTCAGTTAATTGTAAGTCTCGTTCAAGGGATCATCAGCTCATTACCACAGATCGCACAAAGCGCGGTTCAGATTATCGGGCAGATGATCCGTGGACTTGCTCAAGCCTTGCCACAACTAATCATGGCAGGGGCTCAGTTAGTCGTACAGCTCGCACTTGCGATCATTAAGGGCTTACCAAACATCGTTAAAGCGGCTTGGGAGATCATTAAAGGGTTCGGCAAAGCCTTACTTAATTTCGTACCAGAGGCCTTGAAAGCCGTCGCGGACGCAATCGGAAATTTCTTCGGTGGTATCTGGGACTGGATCACTGGAAAGTCAGACGAAGGCGGTAAGAAAACCGAAGAATCGATCAATAATACCGCGGAGCATATCAAAACGAAGAGCTCGGAAACGACGACACAGTTGAGTACCGACGCTTCAACGGCTTCGACTAACGTTTCGACTTCTTATAGTCAAATGAGCACAAACGCGATCGCGTCAACGTCGAATATGAGCCTTGGCGTCACGACTAACATGTCCCAAATGGCCACAAACGCGATGGACAGCACAACTCAGTTGCAACAAACCGCCTCAACGAATTTCGGTCAGTTAAACACTGACGGGACAATGAATATGCAACAGCTTGCTGCAAATGCGGACGCGTCATTTAACCAGATGAACGCAAACGCACTCGCTCAAACTGGGCAGATGAATACAGGCGTAACGAGCAACATTGGCCAGTTAAATGCGAACGCAAGTAACGAGTTGAATCAGTTGATGAACAATGCGAACGCGAGTACGACGGGAGTCAATACGGCTGCAACCACGAACGCGCAACAAGCAAGCGCGAACGTTGTAAGCAACTTTCAACAAATGCAGTCGGGAGCAACGAGCGCTACAAATGCGATGGCGATTAGTGCTCAGACAGATTTTGATAAGATGGCCCAACAGGCCGAGCAATCAAGCTCTAAAATGTCGCAATCTATTACGACGAATTATCAAAATATGCAAAAGACTGTCACAAACGCGATGAACGCGACAGCTCAAGCAGTTCAATCTGGCCTAAACAAGATCTCACAAGTGAGCTCTTCGGCTGGTAAGCAACTAGAGAGCGCGTTTAAGTCAACGTTCCAAAACGTGACGAATAGTGCTAAAAGTGGTATGCAAGCATTTACTAGCACCATGCAATCAAGCATGACGCAAGCCGTTTCGCTTGCTAGTTCGGCTTGTGCTCAGATTTCGGCTTCGTTTGGCTTGCTTCCAGCAATGCTTCAGATGGTCGGTTTTAACGCGGGCATTGGTCTATATAATGGTCTTGCTTCGATGGCCGGTTCGCTTTATGCTCTTGCTCACATTATCGCTTCAAATATTGCTAACATCATGAGATCGGCACTCGATATCCACTCCCCATCTCGGGTTATGAAGAAAATCGGTGGATTTACGGGCGAAGGAATGTACCTCGGAATGGCTGACTGGGTGTCAGATATCAACGATATGGCTCGTCAGTATGCTCAAGCGATCACAGATCAAGATTATCAGACTAATAGTGTATTGACCACAAGCGCGAGCGTGACAAGCTCGGGCGTTCGTTCTTCACTCGAAGACTTGAGCGACGAAGTGAAAAACTCACAACTCGCAGATCAAAAATTCGAGGTACACAACGAGATCGTCGGTGATAAGATCTATACCACAGTAAAAGAAAAAGACGCCCGAAAAAAGGCGTTAGATGAATATTTCGCGTAAGGGGGAACGATGGACTTATTAATTGAAAAAGACGGCCAAAGTCAGAAATTATCTGGCTTTGGCCTTTACAATATCACGGTCGACGATTCTTCCCCGGCCGTGGAATTATCAAGACGTACCGTCAAGGGGCGCAATGGTTACATTTTCGACGGCTTGACTTATACCGAGAAAAAAATCTCAGTCACGGCTAGACTTTCAGCGGGATCAATGGAGCATTTTTTGAATTTGAAAGATGAATTGTCTCGCTGGGTCTTGGGTGACGATAGCTTTTATATCACGAAATTGTACCAAAACGTAAATAATATTTACGACTTCCAGACGCCGGGTCAAACGACGGGCGATCTCAATATCGCCCAGTTGCCACACGCTAACTGGAAATATCGTTATAACGTCGTGGGCGAAGGTCAAATCGAGTTTGACTTTATCGGCAATTCCGAAGCCGGGATTAAGTATAATGTTTCGTTTTCATTCGTGACAGCGGAGCTTCCGTATGGCGAGACAGTTCCAAGGGATCTCGCACTTTCAGCGAACAGCTTCCCATATAACGGCACGGCCCCACTCAGTCAGCTAGAAGTTCCGTTTGTCGTAGAATTGACCGCAAACGCTGATAATACTGATTTTTTCCTTGAGATCGACGGCCGTCGGTTTACTTATCGGCACACAGAAACGCCTTTAAGATCGGGCCAGAAGCTCCTTTTGAAAGGAGTCGAAACGGCGATCTATCAAGGACCGGCCACGCAAGATCTAAACGTCAACAACCGGACAAATTATGAATATTTCGTTATTAGGCCAAAGCCTAACCGGTCAGTAAATTGGTTTACAAATTTCAAGGGGACCGTCAAGATCCTCGGGTTTAAAGAGCTGTATCGCTAGAGAGGAGGTGGATCATTGATTACTTTTTACGACGAAAAGGGCAACGGATACGGAGCCCAAGTCGAATTAACAACAAAAAACGCTGTAAATGGCGAACGGTCGATCTCCGGAACGATTGTATCTAATAAGCAGGTTCTATCAAAATTAGATCGTGGGTGGAGCTTTACCTTCGACGGCGAGCTCTATAAGATCATTTACGCGAAGCCAAAAGACGAAGGAAAAAATATTTCATTATCTTTTGACGCGGTCCACCAGTTCTTTTACGATTTCGAGCACTCAAATTGTTATCAAGAGTTTAACGGTTCAAATCGCTTTGAAGTTTATATCGAAGCGATTTTCAAAAATAGCGGGTATCGTTACGTGATCGAGGCACAAGCGGGATCGATTCGAAAAGAGAATTTCGGTAACGCGAGCCGCTTGAAAATGTTTAAAGACATTATCAAAGCAGCAGGCCTTGAATTTTCGGTTACTGGTAAGGTCGTTCGAATTTTGAAAAAAGTCGGGACTGATCTTTCGACAGTCGTCCGGAAAAATTTCAATATGAACGAGCTCACGATCGAAAAAAATATCGGTGGCTTTATCACTTACAAAAAAGGTCTTGGGGCGTGGAAAGATGAAAACAATCACAACGCAGGCCGATATACCTCAGAATACGAGAGCCCACTCGCTCGGATCTATGGCCGAATTGAGGGCGAGCCCGTAACTGACGAACGGTATAAAGATACTGGTAAGCTTTTAGAACGGCTAAAGAAAGAAGTCGACGAATCCTATTCGATTTCAGTCCAGCTTGACATGGAAGATCTCACGCAAGCCGGATATAAGTACACACGTCCCCGCGCTGGTGACTATATCATGGCTATTAACGAGACGATCGGATTCCGCGAAAAGATCCGTATCGTGTCCTATGAGAGCTCTTACGATGTAACAGGCCGGCTATTGTCTCACAAGGTGACTTGTAACGATATTGGGACCGTTCAGAAAGCGATCACGTCAGAAGGCTCGATCATGCGAAGCGTTTCCGAGTCTAAAGAGTATGCTGAAGGAGCTCTTGCGACAGCTACACGGGCGCTTGTTTCCGCAAATGGTAAGAATACCAACTATTACGGCACAACGAAGCCAAAAGACGAGCCCCGAGGGACACTTCACGAAGGCGATCTCTTGTACTTGACCGTGGGCGAGGAAACAGAGCTCTACTATTGGTCAGGTACGGAATGGCTTCCGAAAATTCTCAAAGTTGACACGTCAAAAATTGAAAAAATAGTCAACGACGCCCAAACTTCAGCAAACCAAGCAATCGCGCAAGCAAACGCAAAAGCTGACGAATCCTTAAAAAAAGCTGGAACAAGTGCTGATTTAGCCAAAGAAGCAAAAAAAATCGCAGACGAGAACGTCACGAATTTAAACAAGTTCAAGGCTACGGCAGAGCAGGCTCAAACACGATTAAGTCAAGACGTTGCGAATTTTAAAAATGAATATGGCTCTAAAATGCTTGAAGTCGATCAAACGACGGCAGGCATTAAAACGAAAATCGGAGAGATAACATCATTTATTGATAAGGACGGCCAACGTCAAGAAGAATTGAAGCGATACGCTCGCGAAGAAACAGCTAGCTTATCAACCACTATTCGCGAGACTTTATCGAGAGATTATGTTGCCAAAAGCACTTTTACAGAAAACGCTGAGGGTACAAAACAGCGTTTTGAAGCCCTCACCAGAGATAGCGAAGCTAAACTAGCTGAATTTAAGCAGGGCATTGACGGTCGATTAACCACGCTATCTAGTCAGATTGCTGATAAAGTGAATAACATTGACTTTCAAAAGGTCAAAGAAACGTCTCTACTATACGAGCGTATCATCGGCACGTCTGAAACGGACGCACCCGATAAACTTTCACGGCTTGTCATGTCTAGCGAGATCTTTCAGACGGAAGTTGGCAAGTACGCTAAAGAAGATTTTAACTTAGTTTACGACCCTACGAATTTTAGCAAATGGCAGAAGAAAGGCTCAGACGCTAATATTTTAGAGGTAGGAGCTAGTACTAAATTATTGCGTATAACAACCGTTGGCAAGCAAGTATCGGTCTATCATGGATTCGCACTACCGCTCATGACCTCAACTTTTACTGAAGGTGAGAAGTTGAGTTACCGAATGAAATTATGGGTAGACGTGTTGCCAGACGGACCAATGGGTCTGGAACTTTGGGGCGCTGACGGATGTATCACGTCAGACAGAATTTATATCGAAAAGACGGGGGTGCAGGTCGTTACAGGCACAATGACCGTCAAGCGATCCTCAAACCAAGCTAGGGAATTCCCATTTGAAATTTGGCTTATGAGAAACGGTACAGTTGCGGTTGGAAAGGTATCGTTGATTCGTGGTGATACGCCTCCTAAAAACTTTAGAAACGACACTTCTCCACAAGAAATCATCACGCGTACCCAAGTCAAACAACTGAATGATTCGTTTGCTATCAGAGCTCTCAATAGCGCGGGTGATATCTTAGGACAGCTAAACCTAAATAAAGATGGTTCGATCAAGTTAAATGAAGCTCTTATCGCGATTGGTGAAAAAACCTATGTCAAAGATGGGGTTATAAAAAAGTCCATGATTGGCAAGGCTCAAATCGGAACGGCTCACATCGACGAGATTGACGCAAGTCAAGCACGTCTTATCAACGTTTCGGCAAAAAATATTGTAACAGACGGGCTGACCGCCAATATTATCAAAGGTGGTAAGTTATCGTCTTTGAATGGTGTTACTGACTTTGACTTGCAAACCGGATGGATTGATATGAACACGGAAGCTGTAGGAATAAGAAATAGATTTGACGGTAAGCCTATGCAATTTCTTGTTTTCGGACAAGGGTCGATCAACGGTGTACCTTGTGCATACACTCAATTAATGAGTAACAGAAACGGTACGACTGGTATCGAACATACTTCTGCTGGTATCCAGATTTGGAACGGAAGATCGGGTAGCAATGTACAAACGGCTATTACATTTTATGGGAAGTCAATGGACTTCTCGTCTAGCTCGATTGCTAAAGGTGTAACACTAAATACTGAGACGAAGGAACTTTACGGATTGAATGATATCCATCTTTTGGGGTATGGTGGATATTATCTAAAGCAGATATTAAATGATATCTATAGAAACATAAGACAACTTCACGACGTCACCGTCAACCGCGTTGAGTATAATTGGACAACAATCGGCCCAAAATAGAAAGGATACCATGAACACAACAGATAAAATCATCAACAATCTCGCTATTAAATTTGCTAACGAAGCTATCGAAAACGCAAATTACAAAGCATATTTCGAAGAAGCTCAAGCGCAACTCGAACAAGCGCAACAACAACTAACACGCGTTAACAGCGTTTTAGACAGTGACCAAGCACTCAAAGACCTCTTTGACGAGGCAGAACAGAAATTAGAAGAAGGTAAATAATTTATGGAATTTAAAATCATCAACAAATACTTGCAAGAAGAAGGACGCACTTTCGTTTCAATTCGTTCAGCAAACCCTTACACAGCATTTGAGCGTGTTTTGATCGGTGACCGTACCAACGAATCAGACGACGCGTTGATCCAAGCTGTACTTGGACAAGTTGCGACTGAGTTAAACCCGGCTGATGGTGTTAAGAAGTTGCAAGAAGACTTGCACGTCCAAGCGCAAGAATATGAAGTAAAACTCGCGAAGAAAGACGAAGAGATCCAAAAAGTGAAAGACGTCGCAGAATGGAGCGTACTCGCTCGCGTTACTGACGTTGACCACCCGCTAGATCCTACAGTCTTTAAACGAGGCCTTGAGTTGGTCGATCTTGGTAAAGTTGGCGTGACTTATCCAACACAAGCGATCTTTGCTATTGAGGATCCAAACCATACCGAGAAATTTAATGAAGGTAAGCGCGTCATGATTCAAGTAACTGAACCATTTACTTATCAAGGCGAAACACTTGAACAATTGGAAACATTGTACCAAAACGGCAAGCTCGGAATTTGGAAATGGACCGAGCCAAAGCAAGAAGAGCCAAAACCAGCGGGAGATCTTGAAACCCAACCGGTTCAGTAGAATCACCTCTCGTTAAAAGGGGGTGATGAAATTGGACCTATTAGCACTAGTTGACAAGTTGACTCCCGTTCTCGTCGTCATTATACCGAGTTATTTTTCCTATAAGAGCACAAAAAGCACCAAAGAGGCTGACAAACGTCTTGAGGGATTATCGAATAAAATCGATACCCTCGAGCAGTCAGTAGGAAGCGTGGAAGAAATCGGGAAAGATAACAATCGGAATTTAACGATTATCGGAAAAGGGCTTCAACGCTTGCAACGTTTTCGATTGCAAGAGAACTTAAAGAAGGCTATCAATCGTGGGTATACTAACCAACATGAGATTGAGGAGCTATCCAAATTATACGAGAGTTACGTCGAATTGGGCGGTAACGGTGCTATAAGAGTGCTCTTTGAGCGCTTTTTAAATTTAGAAATTAAAGAGGAGAAATAACATGGATCAAATTACAAGCATTATCACTTCGTCAGCTATGAGCATTTTAGTTGTATTAACTGGGATCGTTGTTCAAGCGGTCAAGAAATATTTATTAATGCGTGGAGGCAAGAAAGCAATCGAGATCGTTGAGATCTTGGCAAAAAACGCGGTCAACGCTACAGAGCAAGTTGCGGACAAGTTGGATATCCACGGAGCAGATAAGCTAGAGCATGCTAAAGCGAGCTTGATTGAAGGCCTTGAGTCTCAAAATATCCACTTGACGAATCAAGAACTTAATACCTTTATTGAATCAGCAGTTAAACGCGCTAACGAAGAATGGAAGAAATAGGAGATAAGCAATGAGTGTACAACAATCTATTGTAAATGGCTTTATTAGTCGTCGCGGGCTGATTACCTATTCAATGTTAGGTTCTCGTAACGGGGCAGACGGCACGGGTGACTGTTCAGGGATCATGTCGCAAGTGTTAAAAGAAGCCGGAATCGGAATCGTGGGCTTGCCGTCCACGGTGACCCTCGGTCAGCAACTCGCAAACAACGGCTTCTACCGTATAAGCCGTAACCAACCGTGGGACGCTCAACCGGCCGATATTATTCTTATGTCGTGGGGCGCTGATATGTCAACGTCTGGTGGCGCTGGTGGACATGTCGGAGTGATGATCGATGATACATACTTCATCTCTTGCGATTACTCAACTCAAGGCGCAGTCGGACAAGCGATCAATACTTATCCTTGGAATGATTATTATGGCTGGAATAAGCCGGCATACATCGAAGTTTGGCGATATGCTGAAACAGCACCACAGACCAACAACCAAGCGAATACAGCCGTACAACCAAAAGACAAGGCCTATTACCAAGCAAACGAGGTCAAATACGTCAATGGTATCTGGCAAATCAAATGTGACTATCTCGCGCCCGTTGGCTTCGATTGGACAGAGAACGGTATTCCGGTATCAATGGTAAACTGGGTTGATAAGGACGGCAACAACTTGCCAGACGGCGCTGACCAAGACTTCAAAGCTGGAATGTACTTTAGCTTTGAGCTCGATGAAGTCAATATCACAGACACTGGCAAAGGTGGATATTATGGCGGATATTACTGGCGCTTGTTTGAGTTTGGGCAGTTTGGCCCTATCTGGCTATCTTGCTGGGACAAGGACGATCTAGTAAATTATTATGAATAAAGAGGGGTGATTGAATGAATCGCTCAAACTGTACCAACTTAAAGCAGTTTGAGGGTGGTCGAGTTGTCAAACAAGGCGACTCGGCCTCCCTTTTTGGGTTTGAATTATACGACGAGAGATGGACTCCGATCGATTTAAACGGGCAAGAAGCTACAGTTCACTTTACGAGCAAAAAGGGCAAGGCGTCCTTTTCGACGACGGTCCAAGGATCGAAGGTATTGTTTAAGATTCCTAAAGTCCTCCCGGTCGAGAGCTATCTGGTCGAGGTCGTAGCGGGCGGGTATGTCTTCCCGAGTGACCAAAACGTTCGGGTAGATGTTATCCAGTCCGCAGAAGAATATACTAGCGAGGAAGTCTTGACGCTCATGAAGAATGACGTTAAAGCTGAAATAGACAAGTATATTGCAGAACACCCGAACGGACCGCAGACGGAAGAGTTACCAGACTTAACCGTACTATACAATCTAGCTAAAATTTGAAAGGATAAAACATGACTTTAAACACAGAAAATTTAACATCTTTAGTCCGGGCAATAGGTACCGATGTGAAAAGAATTGATACCACACTTGCCAGCAAAGCCGATAAGTCAGAAATCGGCCAAGGCGGAATCACACAACAGCAATTGGACACGGCTATTCAAAGTGTGAAGACGGCTATTTTGGGCGAAGGTGTACCAGAAAATCTGGACACTTTGAAAGAAATCGCCGAAAAAATCCAAGCTGGCGGAAGCTCAGATAGCGCGATCGTCCAAAAATTGACAGAGCTTGGTCAGAAGTTTACTGACCTTGAAAATACTGACTTTGTGCAGGTATACAACAGCGCCAAAAACAACCTCTAAGGAGGTAAAGCATGGATAAATTAAAAGAAGCTATCAGACTGATCGGGTCAGATATTTATCGAATTAATAACGCCCAAAGAAATTTTTTGTCATTAAACAAAGCATACAGTCTGTTTCCAACTTACAGTGCGCTCCAAAACCAAACGAGCAAACTTGCAACCAAAAACGATCTTGAGGAGTTGAAGCGCAACGTTGAATCAAATGACACAGATTTAAAAGGTGAGGGCTTTCCATACGATTTAAAAGCTGACATTGGTACGACTTATGTCGATACCACAGCTAAAAACGGCGCTTATAAGTGGATCAAAAAGAAAGCTGGCACAGGTTGGCGAACATGGTCGATTTTAGCTGGTGATACAGGCTCAGTACGACCTCAAACTATCCAATCAAATTTGGATAACGCTTATATCGAACTTAGACGAATTAACTCAACCGTAGAAATCGTTTTTGGTGGGCTAAAATGGGGCTGGTTTGGAATCAAACGCAGAGGGTCTGAAGGATATTTTCCTCAAAGCTCAGACAAAGAGCGAAATGTCACAATTCTACCAATCGGCGCTCTACCGCTTGGTTTTCGTCCAACAGGCTCGAAGATTGGCATTATGATGAATGACAAAGGAAAGCGTTACGGAACTTGGTATGTTGGTGGAAGTAGTGATAATAATCATGTACGTTTACAATTTGATGATCCAGTACCTACAGATCGTGATATCGGAGATATCAGATTTACTAACATGACTTATACCACGGACGACCCTTGGCCGGAAACTTTATAATATGATTTAACCCTCCCAAATCGGGAGGGCTTTTTTTGTTGCCTTTTTTTCGTTATAACGGCAACTTCCCAAATTGTCTATTATAACGGACAAAATAAAAAAGCCCTCGGGCTCGTTCTCTCAATTATGCGGGCAATGAATACGATTTTGAATACGACTTTTTTAAAATAACGAAAAATGATGAAAACGATATTTTGACTAATGCGCTATTTTATAACCAATAGAAATGTACAACGCAACGATGGAAACGATTTTTGAATTATGCTAAAATAATGCCACTCGCCCCAAAGCCTTTGATATCACTGACTTTCCAAGGGGTCAGAAGTGACTGAATACGAGACTGAATACGACTAATTTATATTACCATATATTCAAGCAGTTTTTCCACTGTATCAGTCCGCTGTTCTTCTGTTATGTGAGTATACAAGTCCAGAGTTATTTGAACGGTGCTATGACCTAACCTATCGGAAATGTTTTTAGGCTCCACGCCCGCGCTGAACAACAATGAAGCGTGGGTATGTCTCAAACCGTGGGGCGTTATCTTCTTTAAGTTATTATCAGCTATAAAACGTCTAAAATAACGAATAAAATTATGAATGTGTACCCAATCACCCTGCTTGTTAGTGAAAATGAAATTTTCTCCCCCTTCAAAATGTTTACCGTTTTTAAAGTAGGTTTTCATTTGATCCTTTCGCCATTCTTTCAAAATTGAAAGGGTGTTGGAATCAATAGAAATCACGCGCTTACTATTTTTAGTTTTAGGCGTTTGAAGAGTTTGTTTCTCTTTGATCCTAACCGCTGTTTTATTGACAAAAATTTTCTTTTCTTCGAAGTCTATATCTGACCATTTAAGAGCCAAGGCTTCACCTTGTCTGAGTCCGGTATAGGCCATTAAATGCACCAGCGGAAAGAAGTAAGGAAGCGTAGCATTTGAAGCTAGTTTTAAAAACTCTTTCAATTCTTCCTTGGTCAAGAAATTCCCTTTTCTTTGAGTTTGCCGGCTTTTGGGTTTGATTACTTTATCAAAAGGGTTTGAGTTAATTATATCCATTAAAACAGCGTATTTAAAAATACGGTTAATAACTGAAAGGTAATGATTGTAAAGTACGTAAGTTTTACTTAATTCAATAGCTACCTTTTGGCAGTAAGCTACAGTTATCTGTTTCAACTTCATATCTTTAAAGTGTTCTTCAGTCATTTTTTCAATTTTTGACTTAACATTTTCAAATGTACTAGTTTTAACCGTTGTTTTGTAATTTTCCAACCACAGGGAAGCTAGTTCTTCAAAGGTTGGATTTAAAATCCAAGCTTCTTTAGACGGAAGGCCGTTTTCTTCCACGTCAAGCAAGAGATTTCTTTCGGCTTGTTTGGCTTCCTTTATCGTTTTGAAACCCCGGCGCGTGGTCCGCCGTTCTTTTCCAGTCAAGGGATCGATCCCGAGATAGGTTTGAAATAAGTAACGAGTCTCCCCGTTTTTAGTTGTATATTTTTTTATCATGTCTTTCCTCCGTTTGGCTTGCCCGCACAATTGAAAGAACGAAATGATTTTGGTATACTTGACTTATATCATGTTTTCCCCGTGGCTTGCCTCGGGGCTTTTTTTATTCAAAAAAATTTTTTATATTTTCTGCTTGCGCGTTAGTGATCTTGGCCTTAATTGTCTTGACTTCGCTTGTTTCGACATTTCGCAAGTACAACTTAGCAAGTCCGGGCTTTTCTTCGGTAGTAGTGACAGAGGTCGAATCTATTTTACCTTTACGTTTCCCAGAGGCGCCTATTTTGGCACCTACAACAGTCCCAACTGGTCCAAATGCTGAACCAATTGCAGCCCCAAAAAACGCACTCCCTTTTTTCCCCTTCTGTTTGGTCGTCCCGGTCGTTTTTGTGCGTTCTATGATAGTAGAGCCCTCAAACTGAAAGCCTTCAAATTCAAATAGCTCCGGAGCGTCTGAATAAAAACCGATATAATATTGTCCGTCGATTGTCTTTCGAATCGTTGTATTTCCGAATGAAATTTTTGTTTCTTGAGCAGCTTTTTTTCTCATTTCGTTCATCGATGAAATTCCGTCTGCTGTCTTTTCAGTTGCTTTTTTCGCGAAAGTCTTGATTTTATCAAAGTCCATGTTTTTTCTCCTTTTATCCAACTAAACGATAGTATTCATCTATTACCATTATTTCATCAGCCGTTGTTTTTAGCTTATGGCGTTCCATGAAATGTACATAGTTAAACTCGCTCGCGTCACCGGCTTCTAACTCTTCCTTTAATAGCGCGTGTATCATGGCCCTATTTGCTTCATTTTCGCACTTGATCGGGTTTATGGTATATTCGGCCGTCGTGTGCTCTAAATGGCCTAATTCGTGCAAAATTACGCGTTCTTGAGCCTCTCTAATTAGTGATTTATTAACGAAAATGATCTTCAGATCAGAAATTATCATTCCGGGCCGTGGCCAAAGATCATTGTCGAAATAAGCTAGTGTAACACCATGAGAGTCAACTAACTCTTCAATAGTCATAGGCTATCTACCTCTCAAGTATATTTCTATGATGTTTTGAATCGCGTCAATATCTTCTTCTGTAAGTGGCTTGCCGTCGAAAGTCTTCGCGTTTTCAGCCATTTTTCGGAGGTCGTCAGACGTGTAACCTGCAATTGTATCATTATTTGCTATTACAGGGTTATCTGTACGACCAAGCAAGTAGTCGGTGGACACATTGAAGTAGTCAGCGATTTTTGCAATATGTTCAACAGAAGGAGTCTTTTTATTTTTTAGGCTATAAATATAATTCTTTCCTAATCCCACTCTTTCTTCAAGAGTGTTTAGAGAAATCCCCTGCTTCTTAGCTAATAATTTAATTTTTTCAAATGTCTCAAACATTGATACATCAACCTTTCAAGAGCATTACAAAAAAATATTTTATTTTTTCGACTAAAACGCTTGACAAATTTTAGACGAACAACTAAAATAGTATTTGTAAGTTAATGAGTTAGCAAAACCGTAGTAAAACTTATCTAAAATAAATAGCTTTGGCGAGCAAGAAAATTGATAGATATAATGTTTTATCAAGGTTTTTAATTATGTTTATATTTTAGTCGAACATCTAAAAAATGTCAAGCGTTTTATAAAATATCTAACTCATTAACTTACAAAAATAAAAAAACGTACCTCAGCTGCTATCTGGGGTACGCTACGGAAATTGTTCTGCTCAAGCTAATAGCAGTAACCATCAACACTTCGCTGGTATCGCCCCCAGCACTGCAGTTGAAATAGTTAGGGACTTTGGTCTACGAGAAGTTGCGCTTTTTAACGTGGCTACCTCCCACGACTGAACTCGCACCTATTTTTACGACTCTTGCTTGTCGTTGCCGGCAACCAGACCGGAAATAGAGTTTAACTACTGAGACACAGTACCTTTCAAAAATTCTGCCAATTTACATCAGCTCCTTTCTGTTAACAAAGGTAGTTTCATTATATGAAAAGTAAGAAGAATTGTAAAGGCGTTATTTGTTAAAAACTTGGGCAGACAACAGTTTCCGTAAAAAAAATATTCATTATTTTCACTTACAAAGAAAGGAGGGGAGTACATGCCAAACATGGACAACGGTCGTCAAAAAATTTTGGATTACCTGAAAGAAAATGATCTAACAATGGCTACTCTAGCTGTTCAGTACAGCATGACACGCCAAGATGTGACAAACATTTTAAACGGAAAACTGAAAAATCCTCAAGCACATCGATTTGTCGCCCGAGTGATTGAAGATTTTAAAATCCGGTAACAAAAAACGCCGGATAAAAAATCCGACGCTTGCTTAAAATATCTACCTTAATTATATCAAAAAGTGCTTGCCCGCACAATTGGAGGAACGAAGAAATGGAGGAAACGAAATTACCTCCTTTGATCTCGGACGAGATCGCGAAAGTCTATCTGAAACAGATGATCGAGATCATGAAAGAAGAGCTCAAGGAAGAAATAACATCGGAAAGATTACCACTAGATCAAAAAGCCTTAATGAAGAAATTCGGCTTCGATCATGGCTATATTAAGAAGCTAGAGCGTCGAGGGCTCGCGTTTCGAAAACAAGGAAAAAAGAAAATGTACGACGTCCGGGACGTGTACGAAATTTTAGAAATGGAAAAGGAGTATTTGAAATGAATCAAATTATTATTACTGGGCAAGTTGCTGGAACAGTCGCGATTGGAGGAGTTTGTTTCTTAGCTGGGTTTATCGTTTCATGGTTCGATCATAAGAAGCAAATGAAATTTGCAAAGACTGAAACACTTAAAGCTATTGAAGAAGGACTTCCAGAGCACAACGCTCAAATCATCAAACAACACGAAGACGAGCTCGCAAGTCGTAGAAAAGCGATGAAGCTCTATACAGAATCGCCAGAGGTACCGTTCCATGTTTGGTAAGAAAGCGCGAAAGATCGAACAACAAACGAAAGCACTCGATCGCTTGTGGTTTATCAACTTGCAACAAACCGAAATTCTGAAAGCTACACTTGAGCGGGAAGAACGATTGCTTGACGAGCTCGCTCGTCTGAAAGGAGAGTTAAGAAATGGTAACAATCAATAAGCTTGAGATCGAAAACGTGAAACGCGTTAAAGCGGTCAAAATCGAGCCGTCAGCGAAAGGACTGACAATCGTCGGGGGAAATAACAACCAAGGCAAAACGAGCGTATTAGACGCGATAGCGTGGGCCTTGGGTGGTAACAAGTACAAGCCTTCGCAAGCCCAACGCGAGGGATCAACGATTCCCCCAAGTCTTAAAATCACACTATCAAATGGCCTTATCGTTGAGCGAAAGGGCAAAAATAGCGATCTAAAAGTCATTGACCCGAGCGGAAATAAGGCCGGCCAGAAATTGCTTGATAGTTTCGTTGAAGAGCTCGCTCTTGATCTTCCAAAATTTATGGAGATGACAAACAAAGAGAAAGCTACAACTTTATTACAAATTATCGGGGTCGGAGATCAGCTCGTCCAGCTTGAAATGGAAGAGAAAACCAAGTACCAAGAGAGACACGCAATCGGCGTCATAGCAGACCAGAAAGAAAAGTTTGCCAAAGAACAGCCGTATTATCCAGACGCGCCGAAAGAGCTTGTCTCTATTGCGGAATTGATCCAACGACAACAAGAGATCCTCGGACGCAACGGAGAGAACGCTCGCAAGCGTCAGAATTTCGAAAAGATAAAAGCTGATTATGAATTTGCAAGCGCGGACGTTCAACGGCTTGAAAGAGATCTCAAAGAAGCAAAACTCAAAGAACAAGCTCTTTGGGTAGATTACGAAATTGCTCAAAAGGACACGAAGAAACTGATCGATGAATCAACGCAAGAGATCGAAGAAAGTATCGCGAATATTGAGCAAATCAACCTCAAAGTCCGAGCAAACCTTGACAAAGACAAGGCGGAAGAAGACGCGAAAGTTTACCGCGAACAATACCGCGAATTAGACCTTGTTATTGAAGGAATTCGCAAGCAAAAAACGGACTTGCTCACAAATGCAGACTTACCGTTGCCGGGCCTATCCGTGGACGATGGCGAACTATTATACCTCGGTCAACGCTGGGACAATATGAGTGGCTCTCAACAATTACAAGTTGCAACGGCTATCGTTCGCAAGCTCAAGCCAGATTGTGGCTTTGTCTTAATTGACAAATTAGAACAGATGGACCAGATCACACTCGCAGAATTCGGCGCTTGGCTAGAGCAAGAAGGCTTGCAAGCAATCGCGACACGCGTTTCAACGGGCGAAGAGTGCTCCGTTATCATCGAAGACGGTTACAGTATCAAACCCGAAACAATTCAAACACCGCAACAATGGCAAGGTGGTTTTTAAAAGAAAGAAGGAAAAATCATGAAAAAAACAGAAAAATTTATCGTTATTCGTAGCAAAGAAAATGGGTATTTCTTACAGGAGTATGAAAACAACAATCGAGCTTTGGCCTATAGTGCAAACTGGACCGACGACTTGCGAGACGCTGCAAACAATAGCGTAGAATCTATTGAAAAACAGGGTGACCGTATGTATAAAGTCGCCGAAGCGTTCGAAGGCGAACTGCTCGAAGTTACCGCGACGTATGAACTCAAAACCCTCGACGGTAAAGAGCCCGAAGATCTGACCGAAAAGATCGAAAAAGCAAAACGTAAAGGCCTTGAAAACCTTCTTCGTGGACTTTTAGCAGACGACGAGGACGACGAGGAGGAATAGAAAAATGCAAATCACAAGAGGAAGGAAGGCACGGGCCCAGAAAGTTGTGATCTATGGCCCCGAAGGGATCGGAAAATCTAGCTTTGCGAGTCAATTCCCGGATCCAGTATTCATCGATACCGAAGGGTCAACGGATAATATGGACGTGGCCCGTATGGACAAGCCCACAAGCTGGGCAATGCTCAAAAATGAGATCGCGTTTATCAAGGCAAACTCGGACGCTTGTAAGACGCTAGTCATCGACACGATCGACTGGGCGGAACAACTCGCGGTAGATTATGTTTGCGCGCAACACCAAAAGAACGGGATCGAAGATTTCGGCTGGGGCAAGGGTTATACATACGTACAAGAAGAGATCGGGCGCTTGCTGAATAGTTTAGGTGAGTTAGTGGACAACGGGATCAATGTCGTTTTGACAGCTCACGCCCAAATTAAGAAATTCGAGCAACCGGACGAAATGGGATCATATGATCGGTACGAATTGAAGCTCGGACAAAAATCAAGCTCGAAAACAGCTCCACTTGTTAAGGAGTGGGCCGATATGGTGCTCTTTGCGAATTATAAGACAATCGTCATGACGACCGATACAGGGAAGAAAAAAGCCCAAGGAGGCGAGCGCGTCATGTATACGAATCATCGCCCAGCGTGGGACGCGAAGAACCGTCACGGCTTACCAGATCAGCTACCGTTTACGTTTGAGAGCGTGGCCCATATCTTCAACGTACCGGCTCCCGTACCAACTGAACAACCGGCACCAGCTCCACAACCAGAGCCACAACCAACACCAGAACAACCAAAGCAAAACATTAACGAGCACTTGCAAGAGGTCGCTCAAGAGGTGGCCCAAGAAATGGGACGAGCTCCACAAACTGGACTCTTGCCTCAAGCGTTGATCGACTTAATGACGCCGAACAACGTCACAGAAAACGAATTGCAAGAAGTCGCGTATATCCGCGGACACTTCCCGATGGGAACCCCGATCGAAAACTTCCCAATCAATTACTGGGATATGATCGTTGCGAATTGGGAGGCTACACTCGACGTCATTCAAAACCAAGTCCGGAAAGATCCGGAATTACCATTTAATACTAACAACTTATAAGAAATAAAGGAGAAATTATCATGACACAACAACAATTTAATAATAACTTTGAGCGCGAATTTGGCTGGGACGACACGATTCAAAAGGATTCTGAATTCGTCTTTCTACCAGACGGCCTATATTGGTTTACCGTTAAAGAATACGAGCGCGGACGTCACACGCCAAACCCTCAAAATCCCGGCAAGTTGCCAGCTTGTCCTAAAGCGACAGTACACCTTACCGTCGTAGCAAACGAAGGCGAAACAGAATTGCGCCACAATCTCTTCTTACACAGTACAACTGAGGGAATGTTATCGGCGTTCTTTGGAGCTATCGGGCAAAAACGCAAAGGCGAGCCCCTTCGTATGGATTGGAACGCGATCATCGGTAAAGTCGGAGTATGTAAGGTTGGATCTCGTGAGTACAACGGCAAAAAGTACAACGAAGTGAAAGGCATGATTTACGCTGAGGACGTGGACTATACGAAAGTTTTGAACGCACAACCTGGGCAACAAGCCCCAGCATACCAACAACCAGTGCCACAGTATCAACCACAACAACCAGCACAAACGCAGGGAGGCTTCACAGGAGGGCCGTTCTAATATAGGAGGTTCTAAAGTATGGAGTTAAGACCCTACCAGCAAGAAGCACGGGAAGCCGTCCAGCGTGAGTGGCTAGAAGGTCGGAAACGCACTCTTCTAGTCCTCCCGACTGGGACGGGGAAAACCGTCGTATTCTCAAAGATCATTGAAGATCAAGTCAGAGAAGGGAAACGCGTCTTAGTGCTCGCTCACAGATCCGAATTGCTGGATCAAGCAAGCGACAAGCTCAAGACCGCAACGGGCCTCGGTACGGCGCTAGAAAAGGCTGAAAGCACGTCTATAGGTTCGTGGTATCGCGTCGTTGTGGGATCGGTCCAGACCATGCAACGGGAAAAACGTTTGAGTCAATTCCCGCCCGACTGGTTCGACGTGATTGTAGTTGACGAGGCGCACCATGCGATATCTGACGGTTATCAAAAAGTGCTGGGCCATTTCAAAGACTCGGAAGTTTTGGGGGTTACAGCTACACCAGACAGATCTGATATGCGCAACCTCGGTTCGTACTTTGACAGTTTGGCCTATGAATACTCACTAGTGCAAGCGATCAAAGAAGGTTATCTATCTAAGATTAAGGCCTTAACGATTCCGCTCAATCTTGATCTATCCAGCGTGACAATGTCCGCGGGAGATTTCAAAGCGAGTGACGTTGGAACGGCCCTCGATCCATATCTGGTACAGATTGCGGACGAAATGGCCAAGTATTGCAAGGACAGAAAAACAGTCGTCTTTCTTCCACTAGTTAAGACAAGCCAAAAATTCCGCGATATTTTGAACGAGAGAGGCTTTAAGGCAGCCGAAGTAAACGGCGAATCGAAAGACCGGGCCGAAGTGCTCGAAGACTTTGAAAAGGGCCGTTATAACGTTCTTTGTAACTCAATGTTACTCACAGAGGGCTGGGATTGTCCGTCGGTCGATTGCGTGGTCGTGTTAAGACCGACAAAAGTCCGCGCGCTCTATTCTCAAATGGTGGGACGTGGGACGCGTCTTTTTCCGGGGAAAGAAGAGCTTCTTCTTCTCGATTTCTTATGGCACACGGAACGGCACGAACTTTGTCGCCCGGCTCACTTGATAAGTGAGAGTCCGGAAGTCACGAAAAAGATGGTTGAAAACATGGAAGAAGAAACGGGCGTCGTGATTGACCTTGAGCAGATGGAAGTCAAGAGCGCAGAGGACGTCGTCGCAGAACGTGAAGAAGCTCTCGCGAAGCAACTCGCAGAAATGCGGAAACGCAAGAGAAAGCTCGTCGATCCGCTTCAATTCGAAATGTCTATCCATGCAGAAGATCTTTCGAGCTATATTCCGAACTTTGGTTGGGAGATGGCCCCGCCGTCTGAAAAACAACTCAAAGCCCTTGAGAAGTACGGGATATTTACCGACGAAGTGGGCAACGCTGGAAAAGCGAATCTATTACTTGATCGCTTGAACAAGCGCAGAAACGAAGGACTTTCGACACCGAAGCAGATCCGCTTTCTTGAAAGTCGAGGCTTCCGAAATGTCGGAATGTGGAACTTTGAAAGCGCAAGAAATATGATCGATCGTATCGCAGCAAACGGGTGGAGAATACCGCACGGGATCAGAGCGAGCGAATATGTACCAAGTTAAGAAATAGGAGTAAATGATGAAAGATAATCAATTAAAAAATTTAGTCGGGAGACAATTCGGAGAATTGATTGTCTTGAAAAGAAACCCGGTTAATTCAAAGAGCGGAAATGCTCGATGGGATTGTGAATGCTCTTGTGGAAATATTGCGACAGTTATCGGTAGCAAGTTGAGAAATGGAACTACAAAAAGTTGCGGTTGCGCTAGAAAAAGCGAAATTGCTCAAGGATTTTCAAAAACTAGATTATATAGAATCTGGTTAGGAATGAAAAATAGATGTTACAAGAAAAACAATGATAACTATCAATATTACGGAGGGCGAGGAATTGCAATTTGTCCAGAATGGAAAGAAGATTTTATAGCTTTTCAAATGTGGGCACTCTCTAACGGTTACAATAGCAATTTATCGATTGACAGAATCGATACAAACGGAAACTACGAACCTAAAAATTGCCGTTGGGTTGATATAAAGACTCAAGCAAACAATAGAAGAAACAATCATATTGTTACCTATTTAGACAATGAATACACCGTCTCCGAATTTGCTGATTTTTTAAAGGTCTCCTATTGGACCGTGAGAAATCAATTACGACTTGGTTGGTCTATTGAAAAAATTGTACAGAAAGCGAGGGCGTAAGAATGACAAGTGAAAATTTTGATCTATTACCTTTACTTGATTATATTGATCCCTCGACTCTTTCTTATCAAGAATGGATAAATGTTGGCTTCGCCTTAAAACACGAAGGATACACAGCTTCCGACTGGGATAATTGGTCCTTACGAGATCCGGCGCGGTATCGTAAATTTGAATGTTTCAAGAAATGGGACACGTTCAACGAACAGGCCGGCTCGATCGTTACGGGCGGGACGATTGTCCAACTTGCAAAAGATCAAGGCTGGGTGAATCCGTACTCGACCGACAGCGAAGGAGCTCACGAATTAGACTGGAACGATACCATCGACCGGGACTATCGCGTCATTGATAAGAACTGGATAGAGGGGAAAGAAATTCATGAGCCTACAAACTGGAACCCAGTACAAGAGATCATTAAGTACCTCGAGGCCTTGTTTGAATCGTCCGAGAATGTCGGTTATGTCACGGAAAGCTATCCAAAAGTAAACGACGAAACGGGCGAAATAGAGAAATGGCTTCCGACCAAGGGAGCATACGACCGGACAGCGGGACAACTGATCGAGCAACTTTCCAAGTGTAACGGCGATATCGGGGCCGTCCTTGGTGACTATCACAAAGAAGCCGGCGCGTGGATTCGCTTCAATCCGTTAGACGGTAAGGGTGCGAAGAACGAGAACGTGACCGACTACCGATATGCACTTGTTGAATCGGATAGCATGAGCGTAGAAAAACAAAACGCCATCTATAAAGAGTTAGAATTGCCAATCGTGGCCCTTGTCTATAGTGGGAACAAGTCCTTGCACGCTATCGTAAAAGTAGACGCAAGCAACTATGACGAATACAGAAAGCGCGTTGACTACTTATATAAGATATGCCAAAAGAACGGAATATCAGTCGATACACAAAACCGCAACCCGTCGCGCTTGTCCCGTATGCCGGGCTTCGAGCGGAACGGACAAAAGCAATTCTTAGTTGATACCAATATCGGGAAAAGAAATTGGGAAGAATGGTATCAGTATATTGAGGACTTAAACGACGATCTTCCAGATCCAGAAGGCCTCGAGGATAGTTGGGACAATCTTCCAGAGCTTGCGCCCGAGCTGATCGAAGGTGTGCTTCGCCAAGGACACAAAATGCTGATAGCTGGACCGTCTAAAGCCGGAAAGTCATTCAGCTTGATCGAAATGTCAATCGCAATCGCAGAAGGCAAGAAATGGCTTGAATGGAACTGTACGCAAGGCAAGGTCCTATATGTCAACCTTGAATTAGATCGCGCGTCATGTTTGCACCGCTTCCGCGACGTGTACGAAGCGATGGGTCTCCAACCTAACAACTTACAAAATATCGATATATGGAACTTGCGCGGTAAGACTGTACCGATGGACAAGCTCGCACCGAAATTGATCCGCCGATCGCTTAAAAAGAATTATATAGCAGTGATTATCGACCCTATCTATAAAGTCTTGACGGGTGACGAAAACAGCGCGGACCAGATGGCCCACTTTACGAATCAATTTGACAAAGTGGCAACAGAGCTCGGATGCTCGGTGATCTATTGCCACCACCACTCAAAAGGTGCTCAAGGAGGCAAGAAATCAATGGACCGGGCCAGCGGATCGGGCGTATTCGCTCGAGACCCAGACGCGTTGATCGACTTGGTAGAATTGGACGTTACGGAAGAGTTACTTACTCAACGGATCAATCATACAGCTACACGAATTTATAAAGAAGCCTTGCAAACGTGCAACATGGGATATTACAAAGAAGAAGTAAGCCTCGACGATCTCCAAAGTCCCGCGATCATGCGGACACACTTCGAAAAAGCGATTCCAAACGTGCTCGATCGTAAACCTTGGACGGACAAGATCGAGGAAGCCCGTCGAGCAATCGAAATTTCGACAGCGTGGCGCGTGGAAGGAACACTTCGAGAGTTTGCCAAATTTAAACCAATCAATATGTGGTTTAGCTATCCCGTGCATTTCTTGGACGATTCGGGCGTACTCGCTGATATAAAATTAGAAGATGATAAACCGGGGTGGATGAAAGCTAAAGAAACTCGCAAAAAGAACGCAAAGGAAGATAAAAAACAAAAACTCATAGAGTTTGACGAAGCAATCGAAAATGCGAACTTCGGCGAGCCGCCCTCAAAAGAAGATGTAGCTGAATATTTAGGAGTGTCTATAAAAACAGTTACTCGCAGATTGAATTCATCTAAAAAATACTGGTTCGACAAGAACTCAAATTCGATAAAAGAAAAAGGACAAGACCATAAAAACATGGTCGTGTCCGAATAAGACAACACCATAAAATTATGGTTGTGTCTTTGTCCTGAAAAGGACAGACAAGACCATAAAAACATGGTCGTGTCCGGGACAGCCATCTATATATTATATATATAGATAATGTCCTGTCGTCCATCATGTCCATACCTGTATAGACAGGGTTGCTTAAAACGCACCCTGTCATATACAAGGTCCATGGACTAAGCGCGAAAAATAAAATAAAAAAGAAAGGTAAAATAAAAATGTTTATTTCAGTGCAAGGAAAATTTATAAATGTCAATCACATAATTATGGTTGAAAAGATAGATGTGAATTCTGCTAAGATTTTTTTGATTCATCAAAACGAACCTATCGAAGTTGCTTTATCTTATGCAAGTATTTTAGGCAAAATACATAGAGCTATTGGATTATTAGAAGAAGAGGATTTCCTATGATCGAATTCTTTTTACCGATGGAGAAAATTCCAACAACGACACACCAACAAAAAAAAGTAAACGTCAGAAATGGCAAGCCGATTTTCTACGAGCCGGTGGAGTTACAAAACGCACGAGCGAAATTTGAAAGTCTTCTTTCGCGTCATGTACCCCCGGATAAGTTGAAAGGGCCGATCCGGCTCACAGTCAAGTGGTGCTTTCCAATGATTAAGGGAGTACGATCCGGCCAGTACAAGACAACAGCGCCAGATACGGACAATCTTCAAAAGTTGTTCAAGGATTGCATGACTGAGGTGGGTTTTTGGAAAGACGACGCACATGTCGCAAGCGAGATCGCTGAGAAGTTTTGGTCCGAGGTCGTGGGAATCTATGTAAGAATTGAGGAATGGGACGATGAATTATATACATTTCTATAGCGTGGAGATCCCGGACTTTATGGCACGAAATAACCAAGCCGCGCAAAGCCTCGGTTTTGGATCCGAGCGTTATTGGTTCTGGACCGTGGACGCGATCGCTGAGATCTGCAAAAAATACAATGACGACGAATTAGTCGTAAAGCAATTCGGGCTCTTGTTTGAATGGCTCGAAAAGCAAGCGGAAGGAGTGGCACAATGAAAGAGAAAACGTACTATGAAGTTATTGGGGCGATGGAAAATAAGAGATACGACGAAATAGAAAGTCAATTATCTCTTGGTGAAACTTGTGTCAAACTCATAAAACAAATCGAAGGCAGAGAAGATGTGCGTGGAGCTAGTGAATTGATTACGGTCGATGGCAAAAAATACGACGTGCAAATCTTTAAGTGGGGAAGAGGGCCAGAAGATGGAATACGTGAAATATGATCCAAAACAGCGCGAGGCGTTGAAAAAGAGCCTTAGGCGCTTGATGGACGAAAAAGGAGTCACAAAAGCCCAACTATCAAAAAAGCTGGGCTGGTCCTATAACACCATTGATTATTGGTTAAGAGGCGATCGCGTACCAGATAAAACAGGAATCGAGGCTATATGCGATTATTTCGGAATCGATGATGTGGAGCTATTGGGCTCACCGATGAAGGTCCGGACTTTTGCTTATTACAAAGACGATACGCTTATCGCCTTCGGGACCATGGAAAAGATCGCAGAACGAACAGGCCGAAAGATCGAGTCGTTGCGGAGCCTATTATGCAACTCGAAACGATTTAATAAAACGACTAAAACATACATGATCGAGCTCGAGGACGATAGACGATACAAGCTAAAATTCAAGCAATCGTTTACAATCGACGAGCTAAACCTAAAAGGGCTCGGGTGGCTTCTAGAAAGCCCACTCGTAGAAGTGGAAGAGGTGAAGGAATGAGAAAAGAAGAATTAATTGAGAAATACGAGTATTTGAACCATGACTGTTTCAGAAGGGTCGATACGTCTGAAGTTTTGAAAGATTTAAAACAATTAGACGAAGCAAAAGAAAAAGTCACGCTCCCCCGGCCGGTGGCGAACTGGATCTCTTGCGTGAGAGGGCGAAACAAGACTTTACATTTCGCACTAGAAAATGCACCCGAAGAAGTGAATTTGTGGTTTTGTGAAGATGAAAAAAATCGGCAAAATATCTTTGCTGACGCTTGGGTGAATGGTTATCATATCGAGAGAGTGAAGCGGTATATTGTAAAAGTAAAAGGAATGGAAGAAGGTTACAATATCCTAAATTATCGCACAAGCGCAGATAAATGGTTTTTTAGCGGGGAAAGTGAACCGTTAGATTTTCGCACAAAACACACCCGCAAACAACTTGAAATAGGTGGTTTTGGAGATGTATTTAACAATCCTATGTTTGAAGTTGAGGAGGTAACGGAATGATTATTAAAAATTATAAATACGGTAATTCGAAAGACGGTATTCATTATACAGTTGACGTGGACGGTTACGAATTTGAAGTAAATCACACAAAAACAGATTACGGAAGTGTGCAACATGAAGATATAGATTGTTATTTGGACGAGATCGGAGAATATGACGTTCAAGAAGCAGAATTGATTGAAGATTTTGTAAGGTTCCAAAGCTATCTATTGATGTATGGGATTGGGTTTTCTCTTAAAAATGTCGAAGAGGTGACGGAATGATTCCAAAATTTAGAGCGTGGGATAAAGAAACAAAAACCATGAATGGTATGGCTGAGATTTACAGAAATCGAAACCAAGAAATCGAATTACGACCAAGAGATGAGAATATCATTCTCATGCAATCAACAGGTCTACTTGATAAAAATGGGAAAGAGGTCTTTGTCGGAGATATTATAAAATGTACCAGAGGTTGTCCTCATGAAGTATATCTAGAAAAAGCATATGGTGGCAAATACATAGGAGGCATGCCTGCTATATATCTAAAAGGATTGCTAGAAGGCTATGCGTGGACAGGGGCTGAGGAAATTCTTGGCAACATTTACGAGAATCCCGAATTGTTGGAGGAAGAAGAATGTCAGTAATACAATTCCTTAAGTCTTTATCAGACCTAATGTGGGCTTTCTTTTGGGTGATAGTGATATTTTTAGGCAGTAAAAGCAACAAAAGATAGGAGGTAACAGAATGAGACCAAACAGATACCCATACACAAAAAGTCAGTTGTTTTTCAAAGAATTAAAAAGCAACAATGGAATGATTATTTTTGACGGACACACGTTTGAATTTATAACGGAACATAGCGAAGCTCTTAATGTAAGCAGTGGACGAATGAACGCACGGAATCTAAGGGGGAGATGGGAAGAATGAGCAATAGTGTGTTTATATATGCGTTCACGAGATATGGCTGGGTTGGAGAATGTATAGATATTGACGAAGTAGCTTGTGTGGATTTTGAAAAATGCCAGATATGGCTTAAAGCGCATGACGCACGGATTCCACGTATGATTCAGACTACTTCAGTAGACTTGTATAACGTCAAAAAGGCTTTATTAAGAAATTTAAGGTGGTAACTAATGGATCTATTAACACTTATATTCGGAGGCTTATCGCTTGCGTGGCTAGGAGGTCTCGCAGTGATCGGATGGGGCTATGTGGAAAGAGGGGCGAGAAAATGACGAATAATGTAAAACTGTTTTGTGCAAATATCGTGTTTGTTCTCTTGGTTTATTTCGGGGCGTGTGTAAATATTGAAGCACGGATTCGGACGTTAGAAACGAGCAACAGCGAGCTACAACAGACAATCAGAACACAAAAGGACGAGCTCGAGAAAGCTGAAGAAAAAAATGTCATGCAAGACGTGATTATAAACAAGTTAAACAATGATTATAATTCGCGTATGGCGCAACAATTACAAGAAATAGCCGATCAAAACGGCGTCGGGGGATAGTATGAAAGTTTATGTTGTTAGAAAATATGACAAGCTGACGCGTTGGGATTGCAATCATTCGACAACATTCGAGGAGTTTGAATTCAAAACGAAAGCCGAAGCGATGGAATTCCGGAACAATCACAAGAAAGGCGTCTTTGACGTTTACGAAAAAGAAATATAAAGTCCACTAGTAGCTAGAAAGGAGGGACGCTTGCGAATTGAAACTAGATACGGCTATCTGATTGACGCGCTTCGACGGTATCCATTCGACAAGGAGATCAAGGAACGGATCGAAGAGATCACTTTTCCTTACCAGAATTTCGACGAGAATTGGTTTATTAAGAGCAAATCAGCAACTAACACGCCGGAAGCTCTCAAAAACATTATTCTCAAGGAAAATGATCCGGAATTGATTCGACTCTATATGCTTGCAGAAGCAATCACAGAATACACGAGCGAGTGTGCTCCCTCGAGTTGGGAGGCGATTAAGGCGCTATATGTCACACGATCGAAAAATGTTGAAGGGGTGGCGCTCGAGCTCTTCATGTCGAAAAATTCAGTTTATCGAAACATTATCAAGCCGTTCTTTGAAGGGCTAGAAATGAAATATACAACTATTTTTTCAAAAAGGGCTTAATTTTGGGAAAAGTGTTCAAAAAAAGGTGATAAAATTGTATTATCGGAAGATTGAAGGAAACGACGATCTTCATTGCGGACGACAGGACAAGCCAACAGTTGTAGTACGTTTTTACTTTTTATAAAACTTTTGCCTTTTTGTGGGTATCTCCTTATATTTTTTAAAATTTCTTCGTTTCGGCGGTTCGATTCCGCCCGTCCGCTTTTGGTAAGGTTCTTTAGTTCTTCCCCTTGCCAGACATTTCTATACTCTATACTTTTCTTTTACAGTCTCCCCCTATTCCTTTCTGGGGAGGCTGTTTTTTGGTGGTTTAAAAGAGAGAAAAAAAGAAAGTTGACTAGTACAAGCACAAATAAAAAAATCAAAAGTAAGGAAGTGAGGCGATGGCTGGTGCAGACAATCTAATACCGAATGAACAACGAACACCCGAGGAACGCCGACGAAATGCCCGTAAAGCTGGTATCGCCTCGGGTAAGGCCAGACGAGAGAAAGCAGATCTAAAAAAGAAAGTCAATCAAATTTTGGAGATGGACGTATTCAGTCCGCAACTAAAAGAAGCACTCGAGGAGAAGGGACTAAACGCGACGAACCAGACAGCGATCGCGACGGTACTTCTTCAAAAAGCCCTTAAAGGCGATATACGAGCGATTGAGCTTTTAGCCAAGATGAACGGCAATGAGGGCACGAAAGACAATCTCGACAAGAAAGAGCAGAAGGAACGAATCAAGGCCCAGCAGCTCGAGAACAAGAAACGCGAGCAAGCCTTGGAAGGCAATGTCGTTTCAGAAGATATCATGGCCGATTATTTCGACAAGCTGGAAGGAGTGGTCAAGGATGGCTCTTAGTGATCTATACAGCCAAAAACAAATTGATATCTTACGGCGCTCGGTCGATCGTGATTGGTACATGATGATAAACCACGGCGCGGTACGGGCTGGGAAAACCAAGCTCGACAATGATCTTTTTTTAATGGAGCTGAAGCGCGTCAAGAAAAATGCTGCTAAAGTCGGGGTGCAAAAGCCCATGTACATTTTAGGCGCGGTATCGTCTGGGACGCTTCAAACAAACATCTTGCGCGAGATCACGGACGCTTACGGACACGAATTTCAGTTTGACCGGCACGGGAACTTTACTTTGTTTGGCGTGTACGTCGTTACGACGTTTACAGGGTCCATAGCGGGCCTTAAAGCTATTCGGGGTATGACAGCCTTCGGAGCATACGTTAACGAGGCCACACTTGCGAATAAAGAGGTTTTTGACGAAATTCTGAAACGTTGCTCGGGGTACGGCGCGCGTATAATATGCGATACCAACCCGGACCACCCGAAGCACTGGCTCAAGGTCGATTATATCGACAAGGCAGATGATGAGAAGATCATCGCGAACCATTTCACGATATTCGATAACACGTTTTTAAATCAGCGATACGTGGACAACCTGATCGCGACAACGCCTTCTGGTATGTTTACGGAACGCGGGATATATGGGAAATGGGTGATCGGTGAAGGTGCGGTCTATCGTGATTTCAAAGAGGAAATGTACGTCAAGAAAGCGCCCGAGCATTTCGCAAAGATCTATGCTGGGGTTGACTGGGGGTATGAGCACTGGGGCTCGATCGTTGTTATTGGACAAACCGAGGCCGGAGACGTGTATATACTCGAGGAACACGCGCACCAGTACAAAGAGATAGACTTCTGGGTGGACGTTGCAAAAGATATCAAGGCGCGTTATGGCGATATATTCTTCTGGGCTGATAGCGCACGGCCCGAGCACGTCGGACGGTTCAACCGCGAACGGTTCAAATGCTTTAATGCGTATAAGTCGGTATTATCTGGGGTTGAAGAGGTGGCCAAACTGATGAAGGGTGGCCGTTTTTTTGTCGTATCAAACAAAGTCCGCAAGTTCAAAGACGAGATTTATCAATACGTCTGGAACGAGCGCACAGGCGAACCGTTGAAAGAGCACGACGACGTGTTAGACGCGGTAAGATACGCGATCTATTCACAGCACGTATACGACACAAGCAGCACAGTAAAAGAGCGTATGCAAAGCGCGCAATATTATTTCTAAAAGGAGGAATAAGAGAAAGTGAAATTCCTTAAAGGGAGACGCTTCGACGAAAACGCGAATCGTCAATTCATCATGACGGCTGAAGATTTTGAAACGATCGAATACGAAGGCCAGAAATGGATCGAGCGTCTAAAAAACTATATCGGAACGCACAGATCCGAGCAATTGGACCGGTTGAAAGAGCTGAAACGCTATTATCTCGCTGATAACAATATCAAGTATCGCGAGGCGAAAAGCGATCCATACAGCGCAGACAACCGAATTGCGAGCGACTGGGCAAAATACATTGCAATCTTTGAGCAAGGCTATATGCTGGGGAATCCGGTCGAGTATAAGAACGAAAACGCGGAGATCCAAAAACAGATTGACCAGTTTACAAAGCAAAACAACGAAAAGGACCACAACGTCGCGATCAAAACAGACCTCGCGATCTATGGCCGTGCTTACGAGCTTTTGAACACGTTCCAAGACGAGGACGGCTCGGTTTGGGTCAAGCTCTATCGTATGGATCCGGAGCAAACTTTTGTCATTTACGATGATAGTTACGAGCAACGTTCATTGATGGCTATTAACTATTACTCGATCAGTTACGGTAACGGCCACAAACGCGATTTTGTAAAAGTCTATACTAGTAACGCTATTTACGAGTATGTGGACGATAACCAAGACACGGACACGCTCCACCTAAAAGATACAAGCGAACATTTCTTTAACGGTGTACCGGTGAACGAGTTTAGCAATAACACGGACCGGACAGGGGCGTTCGAAGCCGTGCTGGACTCTATCGACGCTTACGACTTGTCACAATCAGAGCTTGCGAACTTCCAGCAAGACAGTAACGAGGCTCTTTTGGTTATCTCCGGGAACCCGTTTACTGGGGTCGATGATAAGGACTTCTTAGACGATGGCCGAATCAATCCAAACGGTCGCCTTGGTGTATCTCAGGCGTTTAAAAAAGCTAAAATCTTAGTTCTCGACGATAACCCGATTCCGGGTGGATCGAGCCCGAACGCGAATTATCTCGTTAAGTCATACGACACGGCCGGAGCCGAAGCGTATAAGGAACGCTTAGTACAAGATATCATGCGATTCACGTTCACGCCAGACACGACGGACAGCAACTTTGCGGGCACACAATCGGGCGAAGCTATGAAATATAAACTTATGGCTTCCGACAACTATCGAGGCAAGCAAGAATTACTTTTTGAGAAAGGTCTTATGCGTCGCTTGCGTCTAGCCGTCAATATCTGGAAGATCAAGGGCAACGATTCGGACAATTATAACCTTATCAACGAGACGAGCGTCGTCTTTACGCCTAATATTCCACAGAATGACGCCGAGGTTGTGGCAATGGCCAAAAATTTATACGGCGTTGTAAGCGAGCAAACGATCTTCGAAATGCTCGAGCAAGTGACAGGCGTAAATGCTGAAGCTGAATTGAAACGTATGAAAGAGGAAACGGAAAAAGCGCTTGAAATGCTCCCACGAATCGAGCCACAAGCCGGCGAGGTAGCAACAGATGAAGAAACTGAAGCTAAACAACCATGAGGAATACTGGGAAGCACGCGCTCGTGAGATTTTCGAGTACGTTGACCGAAAAGATATAGACTTTTTCGCAGAATTGGAAAAAACTTATCGCAACGAAGCGGTAAGGCTTCAAAAGTCGTTGTTTGACTTTTACGCAAAGTACGCTGAAGATCATGAGCTTACTTACCAAGACGCAACGAAGCGCCTTCGTGGTGAGGATCTTAGCGACTATGTGGACAATGCGACGTTATACCGCGAGCAAGCCGAAAAGGATCCAGAGCTATTGAAGCGATTGAACCAACAATACGCGTCAGCTCGAGCGATCAGAATCGAGGCTTTGCAGTTAGAAGCTATCCACAGGCTCGGAGTGCTCACAGGAGCGCTTCATAAGAGCTTCGAGAAGTATTTATTCAACGTTGCGGAATACGCGTACAGAAAGGCAATGGGAGGCCGTACAGGCGCGGTCAATCGTCCAGCGTTTGAAGAGATTGTCAAGACGCCTTTCAATGGCCGGAACTATTCCGAGCAACTTTGGGGCAATACCGACAGCCTCGCGCAAAAGCTAAAAGAGGTATTCAAACAAGGGTTTATCCGTGGGGACAGCCCGCAAGATATGGCCCGAGAGATTCGGAAAGAGTTTAATGTGGCACGGTCGCGAGCTGAAACGTTGGTAAGGACCGACGCGACGGCCGTCATAAATCGGGCCACAATCAAGCGTTACCAGAAAGCGGGACTTGAGTATTATAGAATCTTAGTCGTGCTGGACGATCGGACCACTCAAATATGCCGAAGAATCGCACAAGAGGACAAGCTCTATAAGCTCGAGGACGCGCAAGTCGGAGTTAATATGCCCCCATTCCATTATAATTGCCGGTCTACGATCATGCCGGTTGAAGAAGAGTCGAATGAAAGTGTTGAAAATAATTCAAACGAAGTGTATAATTTAAGTATGAGGGAAGGAACGGCTGAATACCACAGCAAACAACTTTTCGATCAAATTTCAAAGGTAGAGCCGAAAATCACAAGCGATATGCAACGCATTGCCGGCAAGGATAAACTTGCTGGGCTTGAATTTCGAAAGAAAACGGTAGAGTCTTTAACTCGTAAAATTGTAACAGATAGCCAAACTGAAAATATAAGTTTATCAAAAGCTGCAAGTGAAATTAACGACGCTTTGCGGTATACAACTATTTTTAATTCAGATACTTTTGAAAAAGAGTATTCGAAGATGAAACAAGATCTTATTACAGATGGTTACAAAGTTTTAAAAGTAAAAAACACTTGGTTAATAGACGGGCCGTATAAAGGCGTGAATACAGTCGTTGAAAAAGACGGAATCAACTTTGAAATGCAATATCATACTCGGGAAAGTTTTGACTTAAAAAATGGCCCCTTACATAAGCTCTATGAGAAGTATCGTGATACGAATACATCTGATCGAGAACGCATGAAATTATTTAAAGAAATGCTTGATTTAAGCAATGGGCTTAAGATTCCTAAAAATATAGAGAGGGTGAAGTGATATGAAAGATATTAGATACTACCACACAACGACGAACAATTCTCAAGTGCTTCGTTTAATTGATGGTGTCATGCAAGTCTTTGACATCGAAAAGAAGTGGGTTGATAGCATTGATTGGTTTAATAAAATCTTTTTCAACGACTTCACGGATTTCGAAGAAATTTCAGAAAAGGACGCGCTTACTTATATTGATAGGTTGGTAGCAGCATGATTGATATTGCCTTAGCTATCGCTAAAAAAGCCCATGCAGGGCAAGTAGATAAAGCTGGCGTCGATTACATACAGCACCCCCTTTATGTGGCCAGCCAAGTCAAAACTGAACAAGAAAAAGCTGTTGCTCTTTTGCATGATGTAATTGAGGATAGTGATATAACTGTTGATGATTTATTGGTTTCGGGTTTATCAAATGAAGTTGTTACAGCGGTACAAATTTTGACAAAGGAAAAAGGTCAAAGTTATCAAGAATATCTTGAAAAAGTAAAATCTAATAACTTAGCAAGAGTTGTAAAACTTGCTGATTTGAAACACAACTCAGATTTATCGCGTTTGAAATCTGTTACTGATACAGACTACGAGCGTGTTAAAAAATACAAAAACGCAATTCATTACTTAAGCACTTAGAATCGTCTAGGTGCTTTTTTGTACTCAAAATAAGAAAGGAGGAATAATGATTAATATCTGGGATATGGTATCTTACACAGCGAGCCTTTTCTGCTTTGTCTTCGTGGTATTAGTAGGCTGGGCCGTGATCGCTGGAATGATCGAAGGTATCATAAAGAGCATTAAACAGTCACGAGGTGACAAGAACGAGTGATCGGAGGTGATCTGGTATCTTGACAAGCGGGAATAGACCGCTAAAACAACTAAACGGAGGAAAAAATAATGACTGAATGGCAAAAACGTTTTGTGAAAGAATACCATGAATTGAGAGGACGTTTCACGAAATTAGATGAAATGATTGAAAAGTACGAAAAAGGGCAACTAGAGTTTGAACCTAAATGTCCTATCGATTTGTTAAAAGGTCAACGTTCGACTATGTGGAATTATCTCAAAATTCTCGAAGAACGTGCAAAAATTGAAGAAATTAAACTATAAGACTGTATAAGATACAGTCTTTTCTTTTGGTCCAGACTATGCGGAAGACTTTAAAAGCTGCATTGTTTCGCCGCCGGGCGTAAAACGAGAACAATCGATTGACGGCGTAACCGTCGGAGGAAAAATATGTCAGAAAATACACAAGCAGTTGAGACTGAAGCTATTGAGCAAGACGTCACTCAAGAAGAACAAGTCGAAACCAAGCAGGAAAAGGCAGAGCGTACCTTTACGCGCGCCGAATTTGGAAAAGCAATCGCGGCCGAGATCGCAAAAGCTCGCGCAAGCTGGGAAGCAGAGCAAGCCGAAGCAATCGAGAAAGCCAAAAGCGAAGGCGAACGCCTCGCGAAGCTGACCAAAGACGAACGCGCCAAAGAAGAGGAAGCGAAACGGATCCAAGCGATCGAGGAACGCGAGCGAGTACTTGCAATTAAAGAAATGCGCGTGGCCACTCAAACGCTATTAAGCGAAGAAGGCCTTCCGAGCGAGTTTATTGATTTTGTGATCGATGAGACAGCCGAAGCCACAAAAGAGAAGATCGGCACCTTGCGACAAATCTTTGATAAAGCAGTAGAAGCCCGCGTCGACGAACGTTTGACGCAGAAAGCGCCTCGCAAGGGTACGGGACCGGTATCAATGACAAAAGCGGAGATCATGGCTATTGAGAACGACGAAGAGCGTCAAGCAATGATCGCCGCGAACATCGGACTATTTAAAAATTAGAAAGGGCTATTAAAATATGGCTGAAGCAAAACTAACAACCATGACAGATCTTGGAGAAATTAAATCCATTGATTTTGTCAACAAATTTTCTAAAAACATTAACGATTTACTCCGTCTTTTGGGAGTAACACGTCGTCAAGAGTTGACTAACGACTTAAAGATTCAAACTTACAAATGGACCGCAGACGTTGATACAACTAAAACGGCCGAAGGTGAAACAATTCCGTTGTCTAAAATGACACGCGCGAAAGACCAAGAATACACAGTAGAATGGTTCAAAAAACGTCGTGCTGTATCAGCGGAAGCGATTGCACGTCATGGTGCGTCACGCGCTATCACAGAAGCAGATACACGCTTGCTTCGCGAAATTCAAAACGGAATCAAGGACGACTTCCTAGCGTACCTTAAAAAGACTAAAACGAAAGTTAAAGGGAAAGGGCTTCAACAAGCTCTCGCAAATAGCTGGGGCAAATTGACCACTTTCAACGAGTTCGAAGGATCTCCACTTGTTTCTTTCGTCAATCCGCTCGATGTGGCTGAATACCTTGGAACAACAGCCGTTGCGTCTGACGCTTCAAACGTATTCGGATTCACACTTCTTCAAAACTTCCTCGGTATGCAAAACGTTATTGTTATGCCTTCATGTCCACAAGGGAAGATCTATACAACAGCCGTTGAAAACCTTGTTTTCGCTTACTTGAATGTGTCTGGTGGAGATCTTGGCGGATTGTTCGCAGACTTCACAGATGAAACAGGCTTGATCGGTGTGGCGCGTGACCGTCATCTTAATAACTTGACTTTCGAGTCAGTATTCTTTGGCGCAAACGTTCTCTTTGCTGAAATTCCTGACGGTGTGGTGGAAGCTACAATCGAAGCTCCAACTTCAGCAGTGGCAGCCTAGTTTTAGGAGGTTTTAGCGATGACAGCAATCAATATCGATCAAGTAACGGAAGAGCTTCGACTTTTGAAAGGTATTCCCAAGGCTGACCAAGAACAAGACGATCTTTTGGCCCTAATAGTACGGGATAGCTTCGAGCGTATGATCGCTTACGTCAACCAGTTTTCGGAAACAGCACTCGAGGAATTACCGGAGAGCGTGGCTTATATCCTTCGAGACGTTGCCGTCAGTCGCTTTAATCGACTAAACTCAGAAGGCGCGACAGCGGACAGCGAAGAAGGCCGGAGCTTTACTTGGGAGTCTAGCTATCTAACAGATGAACACAAGGCAGTATTACAAGGCCTTGCGATCAAACATCGGGCCCGCGGAATCGCTCGATTCATTTAAAGGGGGCGCGTGTATGATCTATAACGAACGCGTGACTTTGATCTTTGAGAAAGAACCAGAGGACGAATTGCTTGAGAGCACGGAAACAAAGAAGAGTTTCCCGGTCCCTTGTATGCGAAATTCATTGTCTAGTTATGAGATGATGGGGCTCTTTGGTAAGTATGACTTTGATTCGTTTAAATTGCACTTACAAGGCACTTACAAGGGCTTCTCGGAAGTGATTTACAACGGCCACAGGCTCAAAATCAAGGGCAAACGATATCATCATAATAGCACGGTTATTTACTTATGAGTTTTTCGTATACAGTAAAAGGCTTGGACAAGTTCATTCGGAAGGTCCAAAACAAACCACGGGAAGCGCGTCGGGCTGTATCGGCAGAATTGCAACGATCGGTCTTGCGTGTGGAGCGGAAAGCCAAGATGAAAGCGGCAGTCGATACCGGATTCATGCGAAACGGGATCTTTGTCGCTCGGGCGGGTATGTTACGGTACAAAGTAATATCTCCCGCTGGTTATTCGGTCTATGTGGAGCTTGGAACTCGTAAGATGAAGGCCCAGCCGTTTCTTGGTCCAGCCGTTAAGGAAGAAAGCGAGGTTCTTTTTTCTCGTCTTCGTAAAATGTTTAGGAGGTGATTCATGGCAAACGAAACGCCTTCAGTTCAAATGCTTGCAGATTTACGCGAACGATTGAAGCCACTCAATATCCCAATCAAATTTAAGCTACCAAAACAAGACACACTCGAGCCATTTATCGTGATTGGGCAATCTAGCTCGGACACGTCAAAAACAGCTCAAACGGGGCTTATAATCGAGGATATGAGCGTACAAATTGATATCTTCTTACCGGGCACGGAAAGCCGGGCTGGGGTCGAGAAGATCAAATCAGAGGCCCTTCGCAGGATCGGCCACAATCAAAACGTAAGAGCGAGCGTACTCTTAGACGATACAGTAGGACGCGAAGTCTATCATATCGTCATTGCATTAACAGATACAATATTTTAACAAAGGAGCACTTTATAAATGGGTGAAGCAGAAGAAAAAGCAAAAATTAAAATTACGATCGCAAAACCGATCGTAGGTAAAAAAGTATTTTATTTCATTCAATCAATCCACGCTGAAAAAGGTAACGGAGCAATGCTTCCAGCTTACCGTACAGATGGAACCACTACCATGGGTGGTGAATACATTGACGAGCAAACGCAACAAGGGCGTTTGCTTGAAAAAGCAACAGATGAACACTCTATGGAGTTGGCTCAATACCTTGCACCAAAAGATCCGTCAGTCCAAACCGTGCTTGACGCACAGAAAACCGGTGAATCATTGAAGATCTGGCGTGTTACCGTCGACGAATCAGTCAAAGATACTTCAACCGGGAAAGACACTTATCCAGCACAATTTGGATATGGTAAAATCACGGACGATGTAGAATTCGACGACGCGGTCGGCGGATTCGTTAAACTTAGCTATACAGTGGGTATCGTTGGCCGTCTTCGTGATGGTAAGTTCCCACTTTCAACAGAAGAAATTGCAATGTTGAACGACGTTTACGAGTACCAAAACCCGGGCGAAACAACAGGCGATTATAACAATATCACACGCTAATTTTTCAAGCAAAGGGGCTTCAAATGCCCTTTTGCTTTTATTTTTTTGACAAAAAGGAGTTAATCAATGGAATTTACAGTTGGAAGCCGTTCAATCGAGATCAAATTTGATTATATGACAATGTATAAGGTCAATCGTGATCTTGGATCACAAGGACCAGACGGAACACGCAATGAAGATGGGGTCGGTGCTTTATTCCTTCGTGTGGTGGATCGTAACGATTCGGCTCTTGTGGATCTTATCAAGCTATGCGCTTCTAAAAAAGCGAAAGCCGTAAGCGATGAAGAAGCTATCAAAGCGATCGCGGACAAGATGGAAGATCTCGGAGCAGAAAGCGCGGAGCCACTTTTTGAAGCACTAGAAGAAGAGATGGTCGAATCTGGTTTTTTCAAAG